TTCCCAATCGCTGCAGGTGTAGCACAGGTAGCCGCAGAACAGTGCGATTGAAGCCATGAAAGCGAGAAAGAATTGGAGCAACCGGACATCGCTTTTGCTACAGTCGTACATTATCGAACCACCTTTGCGTAAAGAGGAAACATGACTTTGGTCCCTTCATATTTTCGATCGACCGTGTCAAAAGCGCTAGCCTTCAACATTAGATCGCCCTGGTAAGAACCCTTATTGGACTGAATTGCTTCTATAGTCCGATCGTCCAGGTGGATTACCTTTCGAATCTCCTGAGTTGCCATGGCCTTTCCAAACAAGTCTCGAATCATTCCTGGCCCGCTAAACTTGTTTAACGAAGTCCTAATATCGACTAAACGAAACTGTTCATCCTGATAAGTCACATAGAATAACGCCGATGGGATTCCGGCATGAATCATGATTGTGACTAAACGTTGGATATTGAGGTCCAAGAATTTTTGGACCAGAGAGTTCTCCTTAGGATTCAAGACTTTTCCATCCCAATCTCCAACTTGAATAGTGACTCCACCATCTTCTCGATGGATCACGACAGCCAAGCCGTTCAAGGGATATCCGCGAATTACGTAAACCAATTGGCCTCGTAATTCGGGAAGATCGTCGAGTTCGAGGACTTCCGGATATGCTAAAAGGCTCGGTACAGTCATTAGATGTACCAGATGTTGTTGGAGAGAACTGCGTATTCGCCACCGCGAGAATTGCGGATCATACTAGTCGGCAAATCAATTCGATTCTTTTTGTTCTCCATTTCGTAATCGTTAAATTGGAAGAGCAAAAAAGGAAGCCCCGATTTAACGATAGAAATCTCACCCCGATTGACTTCAAGAACAATCCCGAACCAGTGGGTGAACCAACCATGCCAGATGACTACGTCAAGATGGCGTGGTTCCCAAGTATTGATTGGTTTAATTTCTGACATGTGAGCCCTGTTCAAGTTTTCCAGTTCGTGGGTCAAATACGTATTTGACGCCATCTAAGTTCCAAGTTACCAGTTGGCCTTCACGGGTTCCACCCATCTTTTTTCTGATGAGCCAATCAACCCAGTGAGAGTAACTGCTATTATCTGGAACCACTGGAACATATCCGCCAAAGTCTTCTTCCAAATCGCCATCAAGCGGTTCTGTGTCCATCAATTTAGCATATCGCTGGTGTCGATCAATCATTTCGAGCCCTTCGAGTAGAAGACGATAAAGACTATATTGATTAACCTTAGCAGTCACGATATCCGGTACAGGTTCGCCGTTGGTTCGGATGTCTTTCTTGTGGAAAGTTAGGGTCACTTTCTTTGAGTTATCGTTCTTGACCAGGAATGGCTGAATCGCTCGTTGGATATCATGATAATTTCGGATTTCGATATCCGGGAGAGAAGAAAGAAGCTTATTCCTCTCCTTTTCCTGATTATAGTTCTTCATGCGTTCGAGGAATTCCGTCATTGAGATTCTCCTTTAGGGTATGAGTCATTACAAGGGGCATGCGATTAATCCATCGATAAGCTAGCTCGTGGAACAAGTTAGAAAATCGATGGAGGGCGAGGATTTTGATCATCCAGTCTATTGGAAAGAAGCCAGTGATGACACCTGGTAGAAACGCTCCAAAGAGTAGGATAGCGGACCAAACGGAAACACACTGTCCACAATGAGCCAAATCACTAATTCGTCCCTCAAATTGCCCCACCACATCACGGAAAGGTTCCAAAATCGATGAGGTGAGCCAGAGCTCAGTAAGAGCTTCAACAGCGACAATCGCAAGAATCCAAGCACCAATGATCATCATCGAATTCGGGTTTCCTTACCGCAAGTTCGGCATTTTAGATGGACCACATTCCGACGTGTAGATGTGTCCATTTTATGGTACTTGACCATCACAGCGCCACAATCCGGGCACACATTTCGATTTGGTTTGGCGACCCTAGAGCGACGAGACTTGCGCTGCGCGCGCACTGGGCGATTACTTTTTCCACAACAAGCCATTTATCCTCCGAGGCAATCGATAATAGCATTACGATCGTACTTCAGTAGCTCCTCAAGGAGCGTGAAGCACAATGTATATTCACCGTGCCCGGTGGTACTAAACATCGATTGCTTGATTTCAAGCTTGTCGCGGGTCTCAGGGAGCATCGCTACGTAACTGGGGTGGTAATTGCGAGTGAAAACGAGTAGGGGAACGTCCGAAGTAATTTCGGCCTGCTCTAGGGTTTGCTTCCAGAATGAAGAAATTCCACTCATCTTGCCATTAAGAAAAGTGGACCAGCGCCACGATTCATCATTCTTACATTCGATAGAAAAAGGGAACTCTTCATCTTCCGCGATAACGTCTCCCTTCATCCGAAATTCGCCACGATCCCACGAACCAGAACCAGGTGTGCGGCGGAAAGTGCCTACACCCCACCACGCTTCCAACCTCTTAGCCAATTCTCGCTCAGCTCTTGATCCTTTATTGCTAGATCGGATCTTTTTCTTGGCCGGTTGTTTGCTCGAGACTTCAGCAAATGGCCAAATGGCGATGTTTCCAATCTGGTAATTGGACTTATCACCATCATAATGATAAGCCAATTCATGGGGTTCGAGTCGTCGATCGAGCCTCACCTCCATAATATGATCCTTCAACGGAACACGCCGTCGTTTCCCATTTTCATTTGTGAAGAGGTATTTCTCACCGCTGGCATTTGATTTTTCTTTTTTGGGGTCCCACCAATTGATCAGATTACCCTTATTTGTTCCATCTTGAAGAGTTTGGATGGCAGCCGGGGCATAACATTCTTTGAGCAATTGTTGCTCAGTTACGACCTCTTGGGTAATCGGATGGATCATATCAGTTGGCTTAGCGTTGCTCCGATTCGCCGTAATTCGACCATTCCGCCTACAATTCTCTTCTCTTGAAGCAGAGATTTAGCTTTCTTGGATCGATACTGAACCGGTTCGGAAAGTTTCTGTTTTATGTACGATACGTTCTGGTCAAGTCCAGGACAAAGAGACAAGTCAATCAGCTGTAGGTTGCGTTTGATCAATTCATCCCCAACCGGAACGATTGCTCCATCGACCACAGCTCGGGCTTTTTCCGATTTGAGGAATTTTCTCAGTTCCTTGGGATTATCGACGAGATCGGCGGATCGTTTCTTGCCGATCATGTAGTATCCGTCAATGTTATCCGCCTTATCACCAGTCAGAGCCTTGAGGACAACTGGATTGGCCTGAGGGCGAGGTTGAATCAACTGGCTCTTATCTAACGGGTTGTGGATCTTGACGTTAGGATAAGAATAAGACAGCTGTTTAAGGTCAGTGTCAGAAGAAATGACAAGAATTTCCGGTTCATCTCCAACAGCCTGAGTGAAAGCATAAATCAGGTCATCGGCCTCCATCGCATCTGCTTGGTATTGGCGAAACCCGAAAACCTCGAAGAAATCGCAAGAGAGTTTATATTGTTGACGGAGACGATCTTGGACTTCTTGAGCAGTATCATCTTCTCGCAATTCGGCGCGTTGTCCCTTGTACTCTGGGTACAGTTTGCAACGCCAGACTTCGTCTGAGGGTGCATCCCAGAAAACATGCACAGACTTAGGCGGGAAGTAGTTGAGGAAGTGATTGATGAATCGAAGCACAATAGTATAGTGATGCGCGCCGGATTCGATAAAGCTTCGATCGTGCATTCCTACATAAATCGCACGGTAAAGCAAGTTTTTGCCGTCAATTAGTATATGGTCCATCAGTTCTCCTACGACGAGGGGCGAACCCTTTCGGATTCGCCCCTCTGATCAGCTGCGCCTGACGCCGATATTCTTAGAGCTTGTTCTTAAGATCGGCTACGAGATCGTCGATGTCTTCATCGTCATCATCCACAGTCTCTTCCGAGGATTCTTGGACCTTAGTCTTTCCCTCGGTCGACTTTGATGTGGTGTCATCGTCGTCGTCGTCATCCTCGTCATCGTCACTATCGAATCCGCTCGGCGGCTCCTCACCCTTGAGACGCGAAGTGATCTCGTTGAGCTTCTCGAGATCACGATCACGGTACTTGGTGAACAGATCATGACGGCGGCTCAAGATATCCTCAATCTTTTCAGTGTCCGGATTGCCATCGGCGTCCTGAGCTAGCGGTCGCAGAGTGTTAGCAAGGAATAGCGACGTCTTGTAGCTGTTCCACTCACCCTGACGCTCCACCTCCAGCATGAAGGTGTAACCACCCTGGTTGTTGTCGAATTCCTCGACACCAGTCAGCCAGAACGGTCCGAAAGCTTTCGGTCGGTCTGGATCGCCACCGTCATCCTCACGCATCATTGTGGCTTCCCAGATGTCCAAAACGGACTTGGGCGCGGCCCACCACTTGACGGTTCCTCGGAGCTCTTCTGGGATGGTCTTGTCGTGTTCATCGAAGTAGATGTTGACGACGTACTTCTCTTGCGGAAGGTACTTCTTTGCAATCGCACTCCGAACCTTCGGATCGTCCTCTTCCTTCATCAAGTCAAAACCAAGCTGACAAACGGGGCATTGTTCCTCGTCGTGAACTCGGGGACACTCATGCGGCCTGTTGTCGATCCAGTGAGTACCGATTGCATTGCACCAGTAATCCATGGTGCGACTGGCACTGCCAGAAGCAACCGCATCGCCCTTCTCGATAGGCGGAAGGACCCGGAACTTATAAACCAGCGGTTCGCCAGGGCTTGCCTTTTCGGGACGCCACTCATTGGGATCCCGCTTGAACTTCTTGCCACCCTTCATGCGCTCGCGCATCTTCTTCAACATCTGATCAGTGCTTGCCATTTTGCTTCCTTTGCTTCCTTTGCTTAGCGTATTGACGATTCGGGCCTTTGCGCCCACCCATCATATACATGCATCAATTATTAACCGAAATCACCTTGCCGTACAAGCTGTTGGACCCAATCCAACCGTTCACATGGCCTCGATTGTTACTAATTTGATATCGGTTTTTCGACATGGCTGAGAGTAAGTGAACGTAATATCGACCCTTCACTTTACAAAAAACAATGTCACCGACCTTGACGTCAGTGACATCCGGGGACACAGTTACTTTCTGCCCGCTGCAGATCTTCGGGTGCATAGAATTACCCTTAGGGCGGAAAGAAACTTCCTGACCCTCCCTGAGATCCTCAACGTGCTTTAACCAATTCATCGCGTGTACTTCGCGTCCTCATATTCCTGCTTCTTAAATCCGGCCAGACTACTCATCGTCTCCGCCTTCATCTTCATCGCATTTACAATACCCCAAAGCTTTCCCTCAGTCCGGCGAGCCTTGATCAGATCGCCCTCTAGATCTTGAATCTCTGAATCATCGGCCATCAGATCATCGATATCATCCCGGTTCAGTCCACTTCGAGTAGACAACCCACCACCTGAAACAGCAAGCTTGGCTGCTTCGGCTTTAAGTTCTCGTTTCACCGCTGCACGACGAATCTTTACCTTTCGTTCCAATGCAGCAGTAATCATCTGCTGTTCCGATAGGAGAGATGACCAAAATGCATAGATGGAGGGGGCATCCATCATTTGTTCTTCCAAATCGATCATGTTGATTGCGAGGTCTTCTCGAAAAGAGCGCTCAACAATTTCGAAAGTGGGCTTCCCATTCTTCTGAACACGAACAGGCATCTTGATCGCTGCGACGACATTAAGCAAGTCACTCTCAATTTCTTCTCGAGCGAACCAATCATCCAACTCGGGTTTGTTTTTGGGCATTATCGATATTCCTTACAGAGTTTCCACTGCCGCCATTTCTTGCCAAGGTTCACTTTCAACGGGAATCTAGGGTTCGACGGAACGAGACCCTCCAGCGGGTTCAACATAATCTTGGCCACTTTAGATACTATATGGCCCAACAGTTCGTCAGGACAACCCAAAATGATCGAGTCATGAACCTCCGCGATAATCATATCTGGAAATTGTTGTTGAATCCTAATCAGAGAATTCTGCATAGCATGGGCTACGGTTCCTTGAATCGCCGCATTGAAGACCGTTTTCTTATTCCCCTCATCCAATGTAAACCGTCGCCCTAAGATCGTCTCCGTATACCCTTCCTCAGCAATTTGATTAATCTGATCTCGCATCCATTGTTGGAAATCTGGATAGTAATCAAGCGCGGCGTTATCATCCTGAAGCGAATAGATGCTTTTTAGCAAGCTTAGTTTACAATCTTCTCGAGTAATTTCAGGGTCGTCTAGATCCTCGTGCATCATCGTGTAGGGGTCTGATTTTTCAAAAGCAGCTTGCATCTTAGGATCATCAGATAAAATGCTAGCTGCCCGAAGGTCCGCGCTAGTCCAGTCGAAATGGACGAAATACTCGTATTGGTCAGGATGACGAACTGGATGTTCGTCCGTGGTTCCTTGAATATTGAATCCGCTAGTGGACGATCGACCAGTTAAAGCGAATCTATATTGCGGATAGATTAGATTAAAACCAAGAAGAACACCGCGATTTTCGATTTGTTGATAGACCCGCGAGGATTCAGCAAGAAGCTTCTGCCATTCTGCGGGTTGGTCGAGCATTCCTTTGAGTTTTTCGATCAAGTACTTTTTAGCTGCCTTAATCGTACCAATGCGGGGTTGTGGATTTTCAGGAATTGAATAGGCCTGATAGGAACCTTCAAGATTCCATTCAAAGGCTCTCAAGTGGCGCTTGAAGTCGTTGACGACTACTGGACCCTCAAACAACTCTAGGATTTTCTTTTTGGTCTCCTCAATCTCGAAAAGCGTAATTCCAGTTTTGGGAAAGTACAGCGTGTAGAATTGGAGATCGCGAGTCTGATGGTCTAGACTCGCGCTAATCAACGGTCGGTGCTTTTGGTCAAACAAGGTGTAGAGGGAGATCACAGTCGTGAGATACCCGATTTGCTTGAATTTCAGTTACTGAAACTGTCAACAAAAGCTTTAGCAAGCTTGTCTGTGTCTACTTTATAAAGACCAGATGAGCTCGACCCGCCAGCTTCCAGAATATGCAACTTACCATCGGGTGTCCGACACAGATCGAGAACCCACACAGGATCGGGGTTGTAACCTTGTTGAGTGCAGAAATCAACAAGTTCTTGGGCTTCGGCATCACCCTCGTACTTCTCTTTTGTTGGCTTATACATCGAACCGGTCACGATCTGACCGTCTTTGATGTAATACCGATACTCAGCAACGATTGGTTGAGGCTGGGTGACCACTACCGGCTCACTGATTCGGACATTATAGAGTGACAATCGATCGATGGAGCGGAACCATTCTTCAATTGCAATCGGCTTGCCGGTAAAAGCCTTGTTTCCAGCGTTGGGCCGAATGAAAACATGTCCATCGATTCCAAATTCGCGGAACAATTCGTCTCGGCGATCCTTCAATTCACCGAAAGGAATGATTTTGAACTGAGAATTGAGCATTCGCTCAAGGAGTGTTTCAGCGTAGGAGGGGGTATAAGTGTACTGGTCGAGACTCTCGTAGATCAGCCAGTTCGCATAATTCTCTCGGGCATACGCGGTAGCCTGGAGTGATCCTCGCAGAAAAACCGGATCCTCCACTGCGAGAGGTGGGTCTTGATACTTCAGATAATTGATCGTGACAACGCGGAGGCCAAGGGACCGAAAGGAGTTCTGCAGTCGCAGTTCTTCTTCGAGTTCTAATCCCGTTTCGATTACGATATTCAATTAGACCTTCCTTGATGATTTGTAGAGCCCATTCTTTTTCTTGGTTTGTTCTTATCCGACGAGATCCACCAGCCACCATCGTTCCAGATGGATCTGAGATGATGTTGAGATTCATGTTCATAAAGCAGTATTGAAGGTAGGCTTTCTTCCCCAATCGAATATGAACGCCTGTTGGAAAGTACGTCCTCAACTCATCGAACGTCATGTGATTGAAAAACCAGTTGAAGAAGTGGACTTCATATTTCATTGCGTGTAGTATTGAGTTGTCTTCTTACCATTCTTGTCGTAACCATGCTTTCCTGCTCTTCGTAGTCGATCAGCTAGATCGTCAGCCTCTCCTGGCTCACGCAAGTAATCATACGGATCCCCAGCACCCTCGTGCCCGCCGGCGTTAGTCAATCGGTAAAGAGCCATGTCGCGACGGCAACCATCAGTGTCCAGATATCCGTAACCCTTAGTCCGGAAATCAACCGGATCAACTCCGAGAAATGTCCTCTCGGAAGCTGCCTCGCAGAGTGGGCATTTGATCTCTGGCTTTTCGTGAATACTGTGTTTCACTTCCCAGATGAGAGGGGAACTTTCATCTTGATGTTGATAGAATCGTAGGCCGAATTCCTCGTCAGTCTTCATCAGATCAGTGATTTTGCAGCTAGGGCAGCAGTAATTGTATGTGGGCATGTCTATCCTTGGAAGTCTCCATTCTGGATCGCCTGCATTGTCGCGTAATTGATCCGAGCTTCAACCGTCTTGAACTTCGCTCCGTTGCGGTTCTTTGCGATGAAGAGTCGCACGATCGGAATGTCATCATCGTACTCTTCAGTAGTCTGGTTGATCGTTACCAAATAATCCATTGGCATCGTCTTACCATAAGACTCAGCCACTCGACTGATATCGATCACCGCACTGACTGCTTCACCTCTTTCGGTTTTACCTCGGTTCGTCTGAGTCGCCGTAAAGATTAGGACGTCCTCTTTCTTCGCCAAACCTCGAATTTCAGTCGAGACTTTTTTCTGCTTGGAATATTCGTCCTTATTGTACTCCTTAACACGCGACACCATCAATTCTAAGTAGTCAATGATGATCACGTCTGGCTTCCAATTCTTCTCAGACTTCAGCTTATGGATCAGCCCATAGATTTGGTCGACACTGATTTCATCGGGTGGAAACTCATAGATGGCTAAATCACCGTCGAATGCCTCAGCCTGTTGCTTCAACTTCCGTTCGATTTTGCCCTTCATCTGTTGCCGAGTCTTAATAACCTCGCTAGTGAAGACACCCATGTATCGCAGGCCAGTCTTCTTCCTCGAGAGTTCGAGCGTAATGTGAAGAACCTTTCGGCCCTGCCGAACATTGGCCGCTCCGCTATTAACCAGAAAGATTGACTTACCCACACCGGTCGGTGCACACCAAACGAAAACTTCTCCGGGCGAGGGGCCACCATCGTTGAGGTGCTGGTCGAGCCCGATGTACGCTGTGGTAAAGTGGTCTCTTTCTTCTTCGATAAAGAGCTCATCGAAATTCTGGAAAAACCAAAAACCGTCGTCGTTGATGTCAGCTAGTTGATGGGCCGATTGGACGACTTCGTCGATTAGACCATAATTCCCAGAACGCCAGGCATCATAGCCTTCACGTCCTTCAAAGAGCCGACCGTACTCTTGATGCTTGGCCCACTCCATCATTCGTTCTTTGATCAATTCAACGTCGCGATAATCGCTGACGCGGTCGATTGTGCCGAGAATCTCTTCATGTGGATCGTCGGCAGTAAGAGCACGCATCGCCAGATCACGAGCCATACCTCGTGATGGGATCGCCTCTTTGACATTGTATAGTTGTTGAACCAATGTAAACACAAAGCGATTGTATTCACATTGGAAGTGTTCTGGCTTCAGGTATTTGAGATGGGTGTTGAAAAACCCTGGGAGATCGAAGGCCAGAGAAACAATTGAGTCCTCTTCGGTGGGACCAAAGGGCGCGTTTTCATCGTATTTCTCCATGTCGGATAAGATACGCTCAGTTTTCGTCTAATAGGATGAAAGGAGGCGTCATGAAGAAAGGTTCATCCGGACCACGTTGACCAGTGGCGTAAGCAGCTCGATAAAACTTCTGCGGATCCCACGGATCCGCCCAAATAACAATAATACCCATTCTAGATTCGATAGTAGAAAGTGTGCTAATTGAAAGTTCCTCGGATCCCTCAAAGCGCCAGAGAACATGATTAATGGGCAATCCAACAATACGATCAGAGCTCAAGTGATCATAATCAATTGGAGCCCGATGATTGTGGCTCTCGGGAAAGCCTTCAGGCCAATAACAACCAACGGCAACTGGGTGTTGCCCATCCCATGGTTCAACCACAGATTTCGGCTTTCCTCGTGAGTTCCATTAAATCCCGTTCCAGGGCGGCAATGACGAAGCCAAGTGCCCCACATTCCTTCATCAATTCGGTCTCTTTGAAATAGTAAGTCTTGCCGTTGATTCCAGGAATGTTTAATCGGTAGGACCATTGATTGCTATTGGGAGTTCGATATTGTTCAACCACTCGATAAGTTTCACGAAATCCGATCTTGGCTGACGCTGCAATAAAAACGGTTTCGTCGATATCGAACTGAGGTGTAGTGACATCCTGGGGATTTCGTGGTGGATCGGGAACGAATTCTTCGTGTCCAGCGGTAGGGCTGCAACGAGATTCTTGAATAAATCGGAGATTATCCAATTTTCTCTCAACTTCGGTGATAGCGATATCGACGGCTTCACAGAAAGTGAGGAGAACATCTTCGCCATAACTCATCTGAGTGTCCCGTCGCTTGCCATCAATTTGGTCACCCATGGCGGCTTCTTGAGCGGGGCGCGGGTTGATGAAGATTGTGTAGATGAAGAATCCACCTGCTCGAGAGATTTGGCCAACCCGATATGCTTCGAGTTGGCCAAGTTCTGCTGACTCTCTCAGGTAGACGACGTCACCGATTTTAAATCTCGGCGTGCTCGGCATCTGATTTGATTTCCTTGACGGGCTCTGGTTCTGGTTCGGGCTCTGGTTTAAGTTTCCCTAGAACATCCTTTTTCAATTGCTCCGCCAATTCTGTGTCAATCCGAAGAGCATTGACGGCCTGCTCCTTTCCATTGCCCAGTTTGATATCCTTGTAGCTAAGCCAGTTGCCTGCCTTTGTCAGGAGCTTCTCCTTGACACCCAGGTCGATCAAGCAACCCAGAGAACTAGCTCCACGGCCGTCGTACATGATATCAAACTCAGCTTCAAGGAAAGGACGTGCGACCTTATGCTTCACAATCTTGGCTCGGACTGTGTGTCCCTTTGGCTTCTGAGCGCTATCTCGAAGAGTCGCAACTCGCTTGATCTCAATTCGACTAGAAGCAAAATACTTGAGAGCCCGACCACCTGGAGTATGGGTAGAGGGTCCCATACCGAAGCTGATTTTATCCCGCAATTGGTTGATGAAAATGACAGCGGTGTGCCCCTTGTCAGCAAGTTTGGCAATTTTTTTGCATGACTTACTCATCAGGCGGGCGACTTCTGCGGTCTTCTGATCTTCCAATTCGCCTTCGATTTCGGCCTTAGTCATTAGGGCAGCGACTGAATCAAGGATCACGATGTTGACGGCTGGATTTTGGCAGAACACTTGAACAATATCGAGAGCCTGTTCACCATAATCTGGCTGTGAGATAATGAGCTTGCTCATATCGACACCAATACCGTGTTCTGCGTAAGTTGGATCCAGTGCGTGCTCTACATCGATGAAAGCTGCCACGTAACCAAGCTTTTGTGCTTCGGCGGCAACGTGAAGAGCAAGAGTGGTCTTACCGCATCCTTCTGGTCCGAAAATCTCAGTCAGTCGTCCGATTGGGATACCGCCAACGCCTAGTGCGTGGTCAACTGTCATGATTCCGGTTGGGATTGCCTCACAAGGAACACGTTCAAAGCTGTCCCCTGCGAAGGCAACACCAGGGCCATACTTCTCTTCTAGAAATTCTAGTGCGTCGTTGAGTGTTTCGTTCTTATTGGTTGTCTTTTTTGCCACGTGTTCCTCTCAGTTTCTTTTCGAAGTTTTCTAAATCGTATTTGGCGACTGGTCGAATGTCCGACACGGGAATTCGAATTATGGTGTCTTGTTTACTGATGAGAGCGTCGCCTTCGACGAAACCGGTTATGGTCCAATGCCCGTCGGGTTTAGTTGCGGCCCCTTGGGGTGCAGAAAGGTACTTAACGTGGTCCTGTTTTACGATTTGGACGACATCAAACTGTTCTAACTGCATATCACACTCAAACCTAGACTATGGCGGATTCTGATATTGTACGCGCGCTCAAGGGACTGTTGTCACAAGATCTTCTAGGTCTTGAGATACATGATGAAGTGAATGAGACATCCCATCACTCTCAATTTCGCTGGAGTGATGTATCAGACCAGTTCCGTCTGATGGCGATTGACTCACCATTCTATGATTCCTTATGCGCAGCGTTTACCAAGGTGCACGATCACAAGTACATTGACCACCCCAACTTCAAGTTGGCAATGGACAATGAACTACGTTCTATGGGCATTCCAACCTCCGCGCGGGAGTCTGGCCTAAAGTGCGTAGATGATTTGATTAGTAAACTCTCGGAAGAACTTCCGAGTGAGCGAGACGCTGGTTGGAACCCCGATATGGAAGGTCTTCGAGACGTAACTTCTTACGCAGATGATCGCGAAGCGAAAACTTCGGATCCCCATACTGGGGGTGGACCTGCTCCAAGCAAAACCTTGCCGGAGTCCAACCAACGTAAAAAAAAACGACGCCCGACGACGCTCCACGAAGCGCTAGAAGATCTCGAAGGCAACCATCCCGATCCACGCGCGCCAGTCCAAAATAATCAACGACAAGCAACATACGTAGCGGAAATGCAACAACTTGGATTATCATTCACAGGCAGTGACCATGTTGATGTGCGCACCAACCTTTTAATCAAGATGAGAAAGGACCGCCGTGCCACAGCGGAGGC